GCCTAGATACGCGTTTGAAAATATTCCCACTCCGCACTCTTTCGAGAGGAGCAGGTAGTGTGGATATATGATAACCGTGCCGAAGCACAAGTTAGTCGTCTTAATGTAAGTTTTCAACTTTTTAATAAGTTATAAATTTATTAATATTAAGATATATACTAAAGAGTCATTCGCAAGGAGTAGTACCCCTAATTGGGCGTCTACGATCAAAGGTAAGGTCTAATTAGTCTCGGAATCCCTTTCGAGATTCGTAACCACCACCAGATCACTCCGTCGCAGGACCACCTAAGAGCCGGCATGCCTAATCAGTCTTAAGATATTACATTGTTCGGTACACGTTTATTTTAGTGTTCCCGAGTAATACCCGTTTAACCACTGCATGATCACCCCTTAACTTCGACGTTCGTCTACTAGAATTATTCGTTCTAATGGTCGGTCCAAGATGTTATTCGGTCTGGTCGGGCTTTATTCCCTCAGCTGGTTGCTCGGCAAAGATTGAGTCCAGTTCGCCAGTAGTATATAGAGCTTAAATCATTAATTAAGGTCTCTTCTAACTTTCCGCCAAGAACGCCATCGGTGCAGCCACTCTCCTCCTCTGACAAAATCAGTAGGACGAGGAGCCTGACGCCGAATAGTAAGATCCGGAGCTAACCCCAAACCTTCTATCGCTTTCTCAAGGTCATCGACCTTCGATACTAACACGGCTAACCGGTCTAATGAAAGATCGGCTTCTATCATAGAAGTTAAGTCTGATTCGAGTCCTCGTAGTTCACTATGTAGGTCAAAGAAAGAATCTCGATAGCAAAATTCAATCATACCCATCAGGGATCTAATTTGATCATCTGAAAGGGTTCCCGGGTCTCGAACCAACCAGATTGCATCTGGATTGGCTCGGATTGCCCGAGGCCATAATGACCCTGAATACTTAGGGTCCCCAACAAATAAGAACTTAGGCAATTGCCATGATTCATATTTGGAGGTTCCATAATGAGCCCGCGTTCTATCAACTTCAACCAATTTGGTTAAAGCCTTAGCCCGAGGTAGTAAATCAACTACTCTCTGTCTAATTGACGCAGCCAGATCTTTAATCCAGATATAATCTGGATACTTAAAGTCTGGACCACCAGAGGCCATCCAATTAAGGATGTCTCCTTCGAACCCAGGACCCCCGGGTCCGTAGTATGAAACTACGTAACCTTGGAGTCGACGAGGCAACACTGACCATGGTTGGTTAATCCGTGAAACGGATCGGTATCCGAATCCCAAGAGTGACAACCCTTGAGATAAAGATAGTTGATACTTACGTACCAATTCCAACCACGCTGGCAATGAACCAGCAGCTGAGAGGACCTCTAGTAATGCTAACGGTCCTACAGAGAAACCTCCGTAGTAAACCCGTTTAGCAAATTCGAGAACCCCTCGCCCTTTAGAATCATGGACAGATTTAGAAAGTTGGATTCCAACTCCTATCCCTGCCATAATTTTAAGGTAGGTATCGGCTACTAGCCGGTCAGCTATAACTATGTCATCTCCTAAGAGAGCATAGTCCTCAAACCATTCATCACCAGAAACCCGACCAGACAATTCTGCTGCCATCTGCACTATAGCATGATGGGTCATAGCAAGCATTGCCCACGATGTTAAAGCACCCATTGGTTGCCCAACTGCGTAACGTATAAATCGTTCACCATCATCGATCGGACCAATAGCCCGTCTAGGTAAATCATACGTACGTCCTACCATTAGACTCATCCACAGGTTCGCCCCATGAGCAGTTATAAGTCTGCTTAGGAGTGCCCCTTGGAGGAGAATTGGAAGACGATCAGTAGCGGAACTTAGGTCTAACGACCAGAACCGTTTATGCCCCTTTGATTGTAATAATACAATCGGAGCAAGTTGATCGAATGTTCCATCTTGATGGATTACCTTCAAGATATCGAACAGGTAATCATGCAATGGCTTCATTGCCCATTGCGTAAAACAGTCGACCATAGCAAATACCCGGATTTTACCCGCAGGTTCATCTTTTAAACCTAATTTACCAATGGACGTCCGCAATGAAGCGGCCTCCTCTGTTAACAGAGAAGGTGCTACTTTACTAAAG